AAACATTACTCAGCTGCACGAGCAACTCGAAGAACTTACCGAGTGGCAGATTGTCCTATACTTCCAAAACAAAACTAAATAATCTTCCTATGTACAACCTATCCCAACACCACGAAAACTCAGCACGTATGAAATTCACCGATCATAAAACAGTCACCTGCCTCGTATACGAGCTGGGTTGGCTTAATGATGCTATATTGAGGGGTGACATCATTCATTTTAAGAACGCACAAAAGTTAGCCGAGAAGCACTGCGAACACGCTAAGAAAGAATTAGCGAAGGACGGCATCACCGACTCGTTCTTTATGGTCTCAGACTTTGGTGGTCGCATCGCTTTATCTTACGAGTATAAATACCCGGACGGCTTTGCGATTACTTGTAAGCGAATCATTCCACGCGGACAAATCTCTTAATCTTACGACTATGAAACTTATGTCACTCATCGCATTCACCCTCATCGCTAACTACGCCCACGCTTTCGACGATGTGGCTATCGCTTCCGCTATCGCACAGGTAGAGACAGGCGAAGACTACAACGCCATCGGAGATAACGGCAAGGCACGCGGGGCTTACCAACTCCACCGATCAGCATGGATTGACGGTTGCACTCAACTCTTACGCGAAGGAAAGAAAGCAATCTCTTACGACGATTGGAAGTATGCAACCAATCAGGACACCGTTGCCCTTGCCCTTTTGCGTTCGCTTAGAGGCCGTCTAGCGTCCAAGGGTATCACTGACCCTACTCCCGAACAATTAGCCCTGTGTTGGAATATGGGCTTTACAGCTGCGAGCCGTATCGGGTTCGACCATCGTCGCGCTAAATCGGATTACGCTGAACGCGTTGGAAACTTGACCCGCAAATAAACCCATTTGCAAAAGTTTTAACTTATACGACTATGGCTAAGTGTACCAAGACCAAGAAACTTACTACCTTGCAATCGACCCAGGAGCAAACGGTGGCTGGGTATATAAAGGAGGGGCTACTATTATCAGCGGTAAAAATAATGAACTTGAACGAATTACCCTTAACAAAAAAACAATTATTGTTGTTGAGAAAGTACCACCCTACGTCGGAAAGTTTATTCCTTCATCTTCTGCATTCAAACTTGGTTATTCCTATGGCTGGATTGTGGGGAAATTCTCGGACTACAAAACGCACCACATCACTCCGCAAGCCTGGCAGTCGTTCCTCGACATCGGCACGAAAGGCACGAAGACAACCACGCAACACAAGAACGCGTTGAAGGACGAAGCGATCAGACTATTTAAAGACCAACCACGAATTACACTTGCTACGGCTGATGCCTATTTGCTATTACACTACGCAATTAAAAATAAACTCTCATGAATAAAAATAAAGACGGAATTGATTACGTTAAACAAATTCCCGGCTCACAATATATCGTCCTCGTCGATGGATCAGTGGCCCGGCTCTTAAAGCCCACCATTAAAAACGACAAGAAATATTTTAATCTTCGTATCAAAGGCGAGATTGGACAATACTCAGTCGAAGAGATTGAGAAGCTCGCTAAATAATTTCCACCCATAATAAACCTATGCCTAAAGAACCAACAACACCCACTGCCGACTTAATCAACGCTCTCGCTGAATTTGAGAATGTTAAGGCAAACAAAATCAACCCTGCTTTCAAAGCACGCTATGTATCGCTCGACGCGTTACTCGAAGCCTGCAAGCCTGTCCTGCACAAGCACAACCTCGCGCTGATCCAAACCCTCGTTAGCGACGAAGGCAAGGTAGGCATCGAAACTTCTTTCCTGCACTCATCAGGCACATCGTTTCCGTTTGGTAAATTGATGGTGAAGGCTGAGAACTTAACTGCTCAACAGGTCGGTGGTGCTTTAACATACATTCGCAGACAAAGCATACAGACGGCCTGCGGTATCTCAGTTGACCTCGATGATGACGGCAATCGTGCTAGCAATACTCCGATGCCTTCAGCTGCGGTCGCACCTCAAGCACCATTAAAACAATCTTACCTCCCTACTAACAATGTCCGATAAAGAATTTATGAAAGATGTACCTGTGGTCTCACTCGATGACCTTGTGGCTGGTATCACCAACCATAACAAACTACTGACTGCCGAAGCCCGAATTAAAGCACTTGAGATTGCCGGTGATCGCCTAGCATTTCTGATGCTCAACGGAACGACTACCGAAATGAAGAAGGCACTCTGGGAATGGCGCGAACTTAACCCTCGTAAGAAAGACAATGAGTAAAGAGCTTACTGATAAATTCAACGCTCTGGCGATTAATGTGCTGGAGAAGAAAATTGCACTCCTGGAGCAGGAGAAAAGAATCTTAGAGCAACAGGTACTTTATTGGCGAGTCGAGTCTCAGTGTAATGAAGGTCGATGGATACGCGCACTCGAAGACCTTAATAAATTCTATAACGAGAGAAGAAACGATGGAAGCAATTCCTAAGGCCGTTATTAAATCGCTGAACACTTGCACCGAAGAATATGTGCTGGTGCTTTGGCTGGATCAGGAAGCCTTCCCTGAGATTCGCGAAGAGACTAAAGCAGACTTTAGCCGTGAACTCAAGAAGTGGAAGAAAGAATACTTACCAACCCTTGAACGCTCCGACTATAAAATATATGTTCGTGGTAAACAAAAGATTATCGAAGCCGACTTTTAATATACAATGAGCAACTCCACACACGAAAACATCGAACGCTTACTCCGCTTAATTCGCGACAACCTGGCTGACTGCGAACTTAATCATAACACGCAGACCGTTAAGAACGACCACGCCAACCTAGAGAACGCTATCCTCGCAGCTCTCATCGAAGCAAACCGCATCGAGCCTGAACGCCTAGAAGAGATTGCCGATGTCAAGCCACTGCACGACCGCATTCACTCCATCGTCCTAGCCCTACGCGTTAGCCGGAACAATCTTGAGAGACTTGAGCATTACGCAGAATTAGCACTTGAACACGCTCGGGAAGTATCGCATACCGTTGAAGAACCTTACGACGACCACGAACTATAATTCACACTTTACTCACAACTAACTAACACACCTATGCCTATCCTCGACTTAAAACGCGTACAATACGACGCTCTCCAATGCCTTAATTATTCTGGCATGAAAGAACTGTTAAAATCACCGGCTCATTATCAGCTCTACCTCAACACCGTTCGCCCTGAGACCAAAGCACTACGCATCGGCAAATTAACTCACGCCTGCGTATTACAGAACGAACTCTTTCAGAAATATAAACCAAAGCCAGACGCTGATCGCAGAACCAAAGAAGGAAAAGAGATTCACCAATTCTTTATTGATAACTTAAAAGAAGACGAAGAGGCCTGCGACGCTGACGAATACGAAACCGCGCTAAAACTCGGTGATGCTATGTCGGGCCTGCTTAACAAGTACCGAGTGAGCAAACCAGTCGCTACCGAAATGACGGTCGTAGGAATCGAGAACGAACACTGCACAATTAAGTCATCAATCGATTATGTAGCAGAAGATAAAGACGGACGCGTATGGTTGTACGATTTAAAAACCACCGATGATGCAAGCCCTAAGGCATTTCTACGCACTGCGTATCAATACAACTACCACCTACAAGCTGCGACCTACCTACGCACCTTTGAGAAATACACTAAGGTACGCCCGATGGGTTTCCGCTTTGTCGTGGTCGAGAAGGACACTTACCAAGGAGCAATCTATGACCTCGGTGCAAACATCGCTACCGACGGCATTATCAAACTCGAGAACTGCATCAAGACTTACACCGAATGCGTGAAGGCAAATGAATGGCCCGGCTATGATAATGGAGTAAATATTCAGACACTTGACTGGGAAAATAAAGCGACCACAGGCACACCTATCACCTTCGCATAATTTTAACATACACTAAACATACTATGACCCAATCCTCCTCTGATCGCCCACCTCTAACCACCATTGATACATCGGGTGTCTACGTGCTTCGCCTGTGCAAACCAAAGCCCGATAAGTTTAAGATGAATACTGCCGGCTTTCCATCGGTGTCAGTTTTCTTTATGACTGCAGAAGGTCTTTGCTTTAATAAGAACTACTCTACGCAATACGGCACGAAGTCAGTCGCTATGCTTGTCGGAAAATTTACGAACAAGTACGTCCAGTCTCCAGAGCAAATGACGCTTGAGAGTTTCACTGACTGCATCAATTCAGCTGCGAACTGCGTAGCCGAAGTAGACTTAGAAGTAACTCCTAACGGTGAATGGAACGGCAGACCGCAATTCAAATATAAATTCAAATCAATCAAATCAATCTTAGGTAACTCTAATGGTCAGCCAACGCTCAATGGCGAAGCACCACGAGTACCTGACTTTACTAAGCCTGACTCACCATTCTAAAGTGGACGATTCAGCGCACACTGATCCGTTGGAATCTATATTCCCTAAACGGACATTGGTCTTAATCTGCGGATACGCAAGAGCAGGCAAGGACACACTCGGGGACGGCATTCTCGAGTGGTCTGAGAAGAACGCGGAGAAGATTAACTTTGCGGACTCGCTCAAAGACTCTGCAAATGTCTTCCTCGACTGCCTAGACTTGCAAGGGGACTTTCACGATGACCGATTCAAGGACACTAATCGACGCTTTCTTGTGGCCTGCGGAACTTTTGCCCGAGACCTTAAGCCTTCTGTCTTCGCTGATATAATGGCCCAGACGGTTGCTCAGGGCTATGATGATTACGGTATGGCACTTGATACGGTTGTCTGCACTGATTGGCGTTACCTGAACGAGCTGATAGTCTGTCAGAAACTTTTAATCCCTCTCGGCTGGAAGGTACGCACGGTTTATATTTCGACCTCCGGTATTTCAGCTGCGAACCCTGAGGAGGCTAATTCAATATGCGAAATTCGTGATATCGTACGTTTCGATCAGGAGTACCACTTCGACACCGAACAACGGCAGTTAATTATGCACGAAGGGCGTATGCTCGCAAAGCAATGGAGTTTATAACCGATAACACTACGGATGAAGAGCGTCCTTTCCTGACTGCCGAGCAATTAGACTATGCGGAGAGACTCGGGATCAGCGCACAAAGAGCCTACTGGTTAGCGTCCTGCCCTAAGAACACTCGCATCGGAAACAAAGACAGACCAGCGACTACATTCAATCGCTTCGACCCTGAACGCAGTTACCTCTACAAGCAACCAGGTGGTAACTATTATTACTTCCGACTCAAACGCGTCGATGTTTTCATTATGCGGAAACTTTCCAAGGACTTCGAGAAGGCTAAGAAGATGCGTGACGCGATTATCCTTCAAATGAATTTAACCCTAAAAAAATGAGCAACCCAATACGATTTGTAGCAGTAGGCGATAACCACGGCGATATGGTCGATGAGGAATCCTTTCAAGCCGTCCAGCAATTTATTAAAGACTACAAGCCCACTGTGCGCGTACACCTCGGAGACTGCTTTGACTTCAGATCACTGCGTAGAGGAGTTGGTAACGATGCGGAATCTGCGGAGAGCCTTAAACAAGACATACAAGGTGGCATCGACTTTCTGAATATGTTTAAGCCGACGGTTTACTTATGGGGCAACCACGAAGCACGATTAGACCACCTCATCAGCAATTCAGGCTCAGCACTTGTCCGCGACTATTGCGAGGACGTGAAGACCGCTATTAATTCAGCTGCGAGAAAAGCCGGTGCAAAAGTTATACTGCCTTATCACGCTAAAAAAGGAATCTATCGCCTCGGGCCTGTGGCTTTCGGTCACGGCTATTCGCACGGCACTAACGCAGTCATTCAGCAAGGCATACATTACGCGGACACTGGTGGCGGTTTTATTTGCGGACACATTCACCGACTTGAACAGGTTAATTTACAGAAGCACGGAGGCGGTGCAGCTTACTCTGCTGGTTGCCTATGCCGTACCGATGACATGGCTTATAGCTCGATGAGATTAGCGACGAGCCGACACGGTCAGGGTTTTGCTTACGGCTTTATAGACGGCAACGATTGGAAAGTATGGCTAGCACATCGCGTTGGAAAGAATTGGGTCTGGCAGTCTGATCTGAATATATGGTCACCGAAGAAATGAATCGCGACATAAACAAACTCGCTAATCGTTTGCACCAGGCACTCGAAGGAATCGCAAGCAAAGGTAAAACAAAACTACCCGCTAAATGGGTTACGCGCCAAGAGATAGCCAATCACTTCCAAGTAAGTAAAGACGCAGTCGACGCGTACGCTAAGAAGCACGGCTTACAATTCCGCGTTGAGAAAATACAATACGCCTGCACTGGCCTCATTAAAACGAAACTACATTACTTACCGGACTTCGCCCAATGGAAGCCACTCCGCTACTCGAACTCGATATACTGGAAACGCGACGATAAATAATAATCTTGAACGGCAACCCAACAGCCGACACTAACGACTTTCCCAACAACCCTATGTTAAAACTCCCCTCTTCAATTTATGCCGAACGCTATCTGCTCGGTGTTGTGATCCGTGATGGTCTCGACATCAAAGACCTATCGCCTGCAGACTTCTTTGAACCAATCCACCAAGAGATTGCCTTCTGCGTAAAACAAATAAACGAGCAAGGTAATCACCCAGACGAGTTAGTCGTACTCAACGCACTGCGAGCGAACAACTCAACGGTGCAGGCACATTACATTAACGAACTAACAAGCGAGGTAAAAGAATCACGACTTAATCAGGCTTGGAGCGATGAGATAAAACGCACCGCAGCTCTACGTGCCATCGCCATCAATGCCGAACACGTCCAACGACTCGCCTCTGATCCGAACGCTGACCCAGAATCTTTAATCGCGTACAACGAAGGCACGCTCAAGAGCCTAATTAAACGCGAGAAGAAGACTGGGCCGGTGCTAATGAACATCGAGGCGATGAAAACATTTGAACGTAAGGAAGACCCGAACACGGTCATCGGTAATCGCTGGCTTTGCAAAGGTGGGTCGCTACTGCTGGTCTCGCAGTCAGGCGTAGGTAAGTCATCGTTCGCTTTACAGTTTCTAGTTTCACTTTGTATCAATCGCCAATTCTTTGGTATCAAAGCCAAGCGACCATTACGCGTGGTGATGCTACAGGCAGAGAACGACCTCGGTGACGTAGCCGAAGCCTATCAGGACATCACCGCAGGAATGAATCTATTCGCCAGCGAGCAACAAACGCTCGACGAGAACTTATTTATTTATCGGGACACAAACTCAGTAGGTGAAAAGTTTCTCGAGCAGATGCGTTCACTCATCGAGCTGCATCGAGCTGACGTAATCCTTGTCGACCCACTGCTTTCCTTTGCCGGCATTGAAGTAGCCGATCAGAAGCAAATGACAGAATTTCTAAGACACGGCGTCGCGCGCATACTCGAGGAAACAGGGTGCATACTCGTTGCCGTCCACCATACGACTAAACCAAAGTCAGCCAAAGACAAAGAGGGGCAGACTCCTTCCGATCTAGCCTACTCAGGGGCTGGGGCATCGGAACTGGTTAACTACGTCCGAGAGGTCGGTGTGCTTGTCCGTCAGCCAGGAGAAGAACCTGTGTTCAAATTTAGCCTAACGAAACGACGAGGCCGAGCAGGTATGTTAAACGCCAACGGAGATTTCGCAGGGGACATCATCGTCCGACACGCTCGCCAAGCAGGGCAAATTAGGTGGGAGTACGGCGAACTATCCGCACCAGCACCAGAACCTACACTTAAAGTCGAGGCAAGGCATAGCGATTCCAAGCCCGCTAAGGGGTCACCAAGCCGTTTTAATCACTGAGGTGCGTACTTACCCTCAACCATAACATTTAACCCTACTTTGGAACGACCCCTAATGACCCTTACTTCGACTGGCGGACATCTGTCTTACTCCCTAAAGGGAGGTAAGGGGAACTCACTCATTCCCCCATTACGCTTCCCTCACGGTCGCTAGGGGGTATTCGTTCGTTCTT